CCGAGCGCCAGACAAGTAAAGGCCGACCCAAAGAGGGGCTGCACAGTGACATGCGGCGACCAACTAGTGATCCCCCGACACCCGGCAAATGTCGCTTCGGTTGCCGGCGTGATGGTCACCTGGCCGTAGTTGCAATTGGAGCAACTCAGCATCTGCTCACCGCTGAAAAATAGGATGTCCTGGAATGTCGCCAGGTAGGCCGAGATGCGGGCGGCGCGGATGTTGGTTGTTGGCCCTCCACCAATACTGGCACCTGTTAGGTCGCAAACGTACCCATCGAACTGGCCCGTCGGCGCCGATAGGCCGGGCCCAAGGTAGAGACCTCTGACCACTCCTACTTCATCGGTGTATTGGACCGCTGACACCAGGCTCCCCACTCCCGAAAATCCCCCGTCTACCTGAAAGCCCGTGCAGTTCGTAGGAGTGCGTGGATCGTCCGCGCATCCAACAACCGCTTGGCCACTCGTTCCACTGAGTCGAATGCCCGCGATGAAGCTGGTAGGGGCAGTGCTGGTCTCATCGCTCGCGTAGCTCGCCGCCTCGTGGAATGAATTGAGCAGCACGCCTTCCGTCTCGATCCATACACTGTCTCCCGGCGCGAGGCCGTTCGCTGTGATCCATACCACGACCGCGTCGGGATCGTCCGAGTCGACAGCACTCCAACGTGGGGCCAGATAGAAGAAGGCACCGCCGGAGTGCTGGCAACGGAGTCGATAGCGCGTCAGGTCTCCACCCGCGGAGAGGACGGCACCGGTCAGCACGATGCTCACGCCAAAGGACTTGGACGTCACGCTGTAGACAGTCCACTCTCCCGTCGCGCCCGGCCCCGCCAACGTGGCGTCGGTGACGAAACCGAGTTGCGAGCGGTCCGCCACGCTGTTGGTCAAGTCGCTTCCGCGTGTGTGCAGGAGCTGGTAGCCGAAGCACAGGCGCCGGTCCTCCATGCCGAGGCCGTCAAGCGCAGTAGCATGATCAAGAACTATTGGGGTGCCACCGATGGACTTCTCGGCGATCAGCACCACGCACATCCGGCCGTTCCCACAGATGGGACGGATCTCGTTGATCCGGTGGGTCGTCTGCACCGAGATGGCCGAGAGGTCCACGCCAGTGAAGTCCGTGCCGGGGACTGCGTCGATGTAGCCCCCATTCGCGTCGCTGCCGTTGATCGGGTCGACGAAGATGTAGCGGCACTTCGTGATGTCCCAAGAGGCGATGCCACCGCCGCCGGTGCCGCCGCTCGATGACATCTGTCCCGTTCCCGCGTCCCACGTGATGGTCGAGCCATCCACATGGTCTGCCAGGTCCTGCCGGCGGAGCGCATCCGCCGCGCCCGTGGGCCAGCCACGCGGCGCTGCCAGGTCTTGGACGTTGTGCGCGGCTTCGCCGCTGAGATCGTGATCGAGGATTGTCTTGGTTGTCACGGCGTTTCCTCCTCTGGTGGCTCTCCAGGGCGCGCGACTACAGGCCCCGGCGTCCACTTGGACATAGGGCAAACCTGCTGGCTGTTCGTTCCGTCGGTCACGCGAACATCATACAGATAAACGACTCCCGCGACCATGGCCGAAGTGTCCGCGCTCTCCAGCGTCGCCACGGCGGTCCCAGGCGCCGGCCCCGCTGGGCTCGTCGGCGTTGGGTCGTTCACGGCGTCCACGGCGAACGCGGGAGACGCATCGGCCAGGTGGTGCCTGCAAACAATGGACAACGTGTAGCCGGTCAGGTCGAAGGCTCCCCCGTCCTGCGTGATGACGGACAGATGGATCTCGCCCTCGTCCCCGATGGGCCAGGTAATCGGCTGCTCGGTAGGCCAACGAGAAAGTGTCCCGTCGTCGGGAGTGGAGCCGTCAAGCACCACACAGGTCACGTGAACAATTCTGGTCATCATGGTTCTCCGTCGGGCAATGACATCCGCCGTATCCGGCGCTCCGGTGGCGGCGATCGTTGAGAGAATGGGAGCCTGGGCCATTACGTGCCATCCGGTGCGGTGATACTCGCCGAGGTGATCAGGATCGCATGTGCGTGGTCGATGGCAACGCGCTCAATGATGATGTCCGCGTCGGCGGTCCCGACGGTCAAGTCAAGAACTGCCGTCGTGCCGTCCGCGCTGTACGCACGCGCCCAAGCGGCGTCGCCGTCACCGATACCCGCGGCGCTGAAAATCTCCTCGGCCGTTGCAACTCCACCTGCGCTCGGCGCAAACGCTGGCGAACTGAAGGCCCCAGTCCCAAGCAGCGTCTGAGTTGTGATGGCCGTGTCGGCGTTCGCCGGCTGCGGAGCCGTGTAGAAACTCAATGCCCCGCCGTCCAGAAGCGCCAGCTTGGCGTCGAGCCCGGTGTTGCGGGCGAGAATGCTTTCCTTCATGGGTCGCACCTTTCCGCACCACTGCGCAACGGTGCAGCGGTTTCCTGGAGTTCGTTTCCTTGCGTTCCGCTCGCGACGTGGGATCCTGAATCCATGACCGCCAAGTCACTCGCCTTCCGGGGTAGCGTCCGCACCACCCAACCCAACAGACTTGGCGGTCCGCTGGGCAGAGATGCGGGCGCTACTCGGGGGGGCGACGGAGGCTCACCATGAAACGACTCGCTACGCTCGCCCTGCTGGCCCTTGGATGCTCCCAGGAGGGCACCGGCGCCCCGTCTGGCCCCGATACCTCGCCAGCCCTCACCACAGCGCCCCTGCGAGGCCCTGGGACGCTCCCCGCGGGCACCGGAGGCCAGACCAGCCAGGCCACCGCCACCGCGCTGCCAGGGACGGGCGGTCAGGTGGCCGTAGTTGGCACGGGGGGCCAAACTGGCACCGGTGGCGGCATGGGTGCCCTGGACGCCGGGAGCGGGGTGTCGGTGGACGCGACTCCCTACCATCCCAGCGTCGTAGGTGACGCCTTGGGCAATGAATTCGGCATCGGCACGCCATGCACCGAGACGGGAACCGAGTGCACCGGCGCCCTTCAGTGCGCATGCAAGAGCTGGTTCGGCCAGCCCGCGCCGGCTGGAGTCCCCTGCCTCTGCACCCTCGTATCGTTCGGATCGGCTTGCTCGCCGTGCGGGAACGGAGCCGCGTGTTGCACCTACAGCATCCCGTTGTCCACGGGATCGGTCACGGTGAGCGCCTGCTTTCCTAATGTCTATGTTTGCCAGTAGGCTCATCCCTCCACCCAGAACCACGTCACCGTGCCGACGATGGAGCCCGAGCCCGCCGCCGTGAAGCCGAGCCCAACGAAGTTGTTGAGCGCAGTGGCCATTCGGTCGGTCTTGCCTTGCCCGTGGATTGGCACCGGCGACCACGTACCCGTTGCGGGAAGACCCCGCAGATCGACGAATTCCAGATGCGGCGTTCCGTTCATCGTGAGTTGCCCGCTGATGTCGAGGGTAGTTGCCACCGTACTGCCGCCGGTTTCGTGCAGAATGTCTTGCACAATCGCGGCAGAGTCACCGCTTTTGAGTGAATGCCCGATGAGCACGCCCAAGAGACGCGCCGAAGGATTCCCACGAAGCCCGGCAGGCGCCTTGACCACGGCCTGGCCGGCGGTCGACGACGCGATGCCAGTCCCAGACGCCGCCCAATCGGCGCCGAGCGTGCTGGCCGAGTCGGCTGGAATCTCGACGCCGGTCTTGAGCGTTCCCACCGGGATCACGAAGTCGTAAATCTTGTCGACGATGGTAGGAGTCACCAAGGCCGCATAGAGCGCGTGGCGCCCACTTGGGAGCGCTGGCATTGTTGGCGTCCCGGAGCTTTCCGCTCCCACCACCACGTCGATGTTGACCGCGAGCTGTTCGCCGATGACGAGGGTCTGCGAAGTTCTGGCGCCGGTGGTGGCGTCCTTGAAGTGGCGGGTCGCCGACAGATTGGACCGCACAACCGCGACGTGGACGAGATCAAGGCGAGTGTTCCCGGCGCTCGCGGCGGCGTGGGTGCGCGTCCATGTTCCCGTGTTGATCCACGTCCAAGACATGCGGGGCGTGCTATCGGCCGCCATCGGTGGGGTAGCGCGGCTTTCGTCCCAAATCCCAATGAAGCCGGGATTCAGGCGGCTTTCGAGGCCCGTGGTCCACTCTGCGACGATGCCACCGCCGATGGTGAACACTCCCGCCGCCAACGCGTCGCCCACCGCGCCTACAAATACACTCGCGTAGGGCAGCCCGGCCAGATCGAAGGCCAATAGGTTCGCGTAATCTGGGGCGTCCCACGCGCGCTGTGAGGCTCCCAGCCCAATGGCCGTCAGGTCGTTGGACGCAAGGCCAGCGCCAGAGGAGAACGTTGTGCGGATCGTGCTTCTGCTCGTGTTCGTGGTGGTCATGTGGTCGTGTTCCCTTCGGTTTCGTTATGGTGTGGTCCTTGTTTCGACGATCTTCACTACGCCCGCCGCGACCCGCTGGCGGATCATCTCGACGACCGACCGCCTGGTGCTGTCCGTCGTCCCATAGGGGAGAATGAGTATCACGCCGCTTAGCGACGGGTGTGAGCGTCCATCGGGGGCAAGCCCGCCCGGCGCGAACCACGCGCGATAGCCACGGTCTGCAAAGGCCATCGCGTAGCCGTCCATGAACCCGCCGCCGACTTCCCCGCGCGCAGTGGACCAGCCCGCTCCCGTATCGGCGCCCGCGACGCCCGATCCATTCGTGTACACGGCGCCATTGCCGCTGATGTCCTCGACCACGAAGGTCCCGTCATTCCCCGAGTCGGCGCACCCCGAAAGCGTGATGCTGACTTGCGCGATGCCTCCCGAGATGCCCACCACACAGGGAGGGTAAGCGAACGGCGTCGTCGGCGTGAAGCACATCTTGCCGGCCACCGTCGAGAACACTCCTCCCGTGCCAGCGTCATCGCCGCCCCACACCCCGACGTGCGCCTCGTCGCGTGGCATCTCGACCATCGCGACAGCGTCCCCCACCACCCCGCTGGCGTCCACGATGGCCTGCGCGAGCGCAAGGATTTCGCTGCGAATCACACCTGCTGGCGTGGTCCGCATGCGCGTGCGCAGGGTGGCGTCGGTCTCGCCGTATTGCCTGGAGGTCCCGTAATCGCCCGCGTCCATGTCGAGCCAGTCGGGGCCGTTGATCGATGCGTGGGTTACCGGGTCGGTCCAGCCGGTATCCACGCTGGCCTGCTCGACAAGAACTCGCGCCAGCATATCACTCCCGACGGTCTGGGCCTTGCCGACCATGGCAGCAAGAGAACGGAGATCATCCATCACCCGCGCGTCATCCCGGAAGATCGGGGGGATGGCGTCTATGCCAACCTGGAGCAGCGCCGTGGCGGTGGCGTCGAGGGTCACGCTGCCACCTCTTGTCGCATGTGCTTCCATCTCTTGCCGGTTAGGATTGCGCTGATGAGTGACTGGCTCACGTTGAATTCAGCAGCGAGACGCACTCCTATCCAACCCTGGGAATGCAATTCCAAAATGGAGCGCACGTTATCGGTAGTCAGCTTGGCGTAGCCATTTTGTTCGCCACGAGCTACTCGCTCTGGATGCAACCTGGATCCGTGTCGTTCTCCACGGGCTAGCCGATCGGGGTAAAGGCGCGCGCCATTTGCTTCCCCACGGGCAAGTCGTTCAGGGTGGAGACGTGATCCATTGCGATCTCCGCGGGCAACTCTTTCAGGATGCGTGTGTGACCCATGTGCATCTCCGCAGGCTTGCCTCCCCTTTGCGCACATGTCTTCCGAGTTGATCTTGGGCGTGCCGAGGAACAAGTGGTCGATGGCTACGCAGCACGGGTTGTCGCACTTATGCAGAACCCAAAGGCCGTTTGGGATCGGACCGTGCCCGGTCCCCCATGCGACGCGGTGCGCCCTCTCCAATTTATCGCCGAGTTGAAAAGCTCCATAGCCACGCCGAAATCGCGCCCCCGTCCACTCCAAGCACGGCGTCTCCATCCCTGGCTGCACCTCGGTGGACAGCTTGGTCTTGGCGAAGAATCGCTCTGCCGTGGTCATGGCGTGGGCACCTTCCCGTCAAGGATGGACAATGATCGCAAGTGGATCGACTTCCCGTCTGGCGGCGTGATGTCCGCCGTCGAGTCCTGCGCGGCACCGTCGAGCGTGATGCCGAAACTCATCTTATAGATTTGCGTCGCGTATGGGCTGCCCGCTGCGATCCGAATCTCGTCGAGCGTGAACGGCTGGCCTGGACGACCGCCCGCTAGGCGATTCGTCACGCTGGTGATGACGTCTGCCGATGCCTGCGAGACGTCGAATCCGTCGGCGTAGTCCACGAGCGTGATGACGAGGTCGAGCTGGGAAGCGTGGAGCCCAACCGCGGCCACGTAGACACCTGCCGCCCGCCAGTCTTCGAGTGCGACATCGGCGCGATACACCATCTCTAGCGTTGATTCCCCGCTATCGTCGGCCACGCGCACATAGGTGACGCCTGTGTCGGGATTCTCGACGACGTGGGCGACCGTGACACCATCGGCGCCAAGGGCGCCCTCTTCGAGCGCCGCCGCGGTGGCCCGCCGCTCAGTCAGGAAGTGGGTCACGGCACGCAGGAGATAATGGGCGTCGCTCTCGGCGTCGTTCCCGCCCGCGAACCCGGCCGTGGTAGCCGTGATGGTCGCATCGGTGAGCGTGTCCATGATGTTGAGCGAGCCGCCGGGTGAGGCGTAGTTGCCGAGCGGTCCCGCGAGCGAGCACGTCGCCGCCACGGTGAGCGAGAATGCGCCGGATGGATACGGCAGGTCCACGTCGGTCGTGTAGGTGCTCGATGCCCCGGTGGCGTCGGGGGGAATCGAAACCTGCGTGCCGGCTGGGATGACGTTGGCCGACCCGGAACCGGCGCGCGTGAAGATGACGGTCCCGTAAGATTCGCTGGCTGGGGTCCGATACATCTCTGGCCCCATGCGATCCATGATGATGGCATCGAGTTCGTCGCCGACCGCACCATTGAAAAGGAGGGCACGGATTTGCCCAGCCATCCATCCGACCACGTAGTCAGCCATGGCTGCACCGCCGCGCACGACAGCGGTCGTCTGGTCCCCGTCCCTGAACATGAGCGTCGGGCGGACTTCGAGGGCCTCGGCCTTGCCGATGGCGAAGATGTCATCAAAGCTGGGTGTTGGGTCGGCCATGTCAGCGCACCTCTTGCGAGAAGGTCAACGGCTGTCCGTCTGCCACAAGGTCAACCGTGATCTTGTACTTGATCCCGTTGTCTGTTCCTGGGAGAGCTTCCACCGTAATAGACGATACCGCTTTTACGCGGTCATCGGCAAGGGCCTGCTGTCGCAATCGACGGCTGATGTCGTCCATGTCGGACCTCCGCATGCGCTTCTTGGCCGCCGCCAGAAGCCCGGCGCCATAAGTTGGATCGACTCGGTAGTCTCCCGGCTTGGTCAAGAACCGGCGGATCAAGCTCTGCTGGACCGCCTCGCGGCCCGTGACGGCCGTCCAGTCTCCCGACGAAGTGACGACGTATTCGGGCGCCCCCGTCTCGCTGGCCTGGGCTGCCCAGATGTCTTCCCCGATCCCAGCCACGTCTCGATATGCAATGGGTGTCATGGCGGTCAGTCCAATCGTCAGGGATGCCGCGTAGAATTCCACCTCGTCACCGGCGACGCTCGACTTGCCGGTCAGCTTGAGCAACACGGTGCCGTGTGCGTTCACCCTCGCCGCCGAGACCATCAGCGCGATCCAGTCGGCCGAGGACGCGCCAGGGGCAACGGTCAGGATCAACGTCCCGTCCGCCGCACCCGAGGCCCCACCCATGCGGACGCACAGCGTGGGGACCGCGCCTCCGTCGACAGCGGTGCGCTTGGCTTCTGCCGTCAGCGCGGCCGAGAAGTGATCCGCACCGTAGGAAGCTAGGTCGACCGTGACCTCGGCAAGCCATTGCTCTGTCGCCTCGGTGGTCGAGAAGTGAGCGAAGGGATCGCCGAGTAGGGGAGTGATGTATTGCAGCGCGCTCATGCGGCCCCTACAGTGATCCTGACGTTGGAAATCTCGATGAAGTACGAGGAGCTTGTGATCGCCGCCATCAGGTGCAGCACTACCGGGCTGGTCGACTGCGCGACTCCGGCCGCGTTCGCCCCCGTAGCCGCCCCGGAGAATGGTCCAGCCTGCTCGAGCGCCGCCGCTGCATCGGTCCCGATGGTTCGCGGATCGCCTCCCGTGCTGATGAAGAAATAGCCCGTCTCGATCTCTCCCTCGACCACTACATCGGCCGTGAACGTGACTGGCAATGTCCCGGCGGGGAACATCGCCAGATCCATCACCACGTCGGCCAGCCATGCCGGCGCCGTTTCGTTCAGGCGGAAGTGGCCGGGGATGCGCTGGATGAGCTGCATTACTTCACCTTCACCGTCGGGGAAAGGCTGGACGCCAGCGCCGTCTGAAAAGCCGTCACCGCTGTGGCGAGCGCCGTGGTCGCAGCGTGTGATGGATCCGCGATAGACTGGATCGCCGACGCGTAGACGTTCAGGGCGTTCGTGAACGTGTCGAGTGCCGACTTCTGGGCATCGCCGTGCACGGCCGATTCGGTGGCGTCACTGTCGCCCAGCTTGATGCCCGGAGCGCGAATCACCACCGTGCGGTCGTCTGCAATGAGGGTCATGCCCTCGCCGACCCCGGCCGGCGTGGCGTTGCAGTCCAGCACGCCGATCACGATGGGACTAAACTCCACCATGCCGTCAGGAACCAGCACCGCCACGATGCTGCCGACGCGGGGGATTGCCCAGCCACCGAACCCGCCACCGCTGCCCCAGGTGGCGAGCCGGCACGTCAGGTCGAGCCCGTCGGGAAGCGTCTCGACTTCGAGCAACAGCTTGCCGTCCTTGACCTGCCAGTGGCTGCCGCCGTCGGGAGAGAATACTTTGCCTAGCTTCACCCAGGCGCGGCCATCGGCCACCAGCGACTCAAGTGCCGAGGTGTCCACGCGCTTGGCCGCTTTGCGCCCGCGGAGTGGTCGCGTGTACCTCACGAGCGACCTCCGTCTTGTGGGAAGTTCGGATTTGCAAACTCTCCGAACGCCTTGACTGCCCAGGCATCGTAAGCGCGGGCGGCGTCTTCCTCTGAGGCGAAGCGACCGAGATGAAATGTCTTCCTATTGAGTCTTCCACAGGCGGCCCACTTGGCACGTTCCCTGTCCCAAGAAACTCCACGGAATTTCGACGTGGCCGCTACGCCGAAATGACCCTTGTATTTCTTGGCATTGGCGTGGTTCTGGCCGTCCGTTGCTGGCCTCAAATTCCCGCGCGTGTTGTCGAGTGTATCTCGATTTTTGTGGTCGACCAACAAACCGTCCGGGAAGCCCATGCGCTCGGCGATTGCACGATACAGCAGAACCACCCTGCTCTTCTCCCCCTCTGATTTTCTAGTCCTCCGCGCTATTCTGGCTCCGCCACGGTACGGAGCTGCGTGCCAGCGATATGCTGCTACCAAATCTCCATCCTCGTGAGACACAAGAAATTCGACACCCTGGGCCGTTCTGCAATAAATCATGATCGAATTCCTCCCGCCACCGCAAAGTCTACTAGTTCAATTTCGAGTGACAGCCCTTGGGAATTATCAAAGTCTTTCGTAATAGATCGAATACGCATCGGGGGATTTTGTCGATTCGCCAGGTGGTCGTAGGCCACGGCCAGCACGCGCGCCACCTCGGGCTGGTAGCCGTAGCCGAGCAGGTACTTGACCCGCGCCTCGGTCTCCATGGCCTGCATGGTGTCGGCGTTGAAGTCCTGCCAGAAGACCTGTGCGGCATCGCCCGCCATGAGGTGCAGAAGTGGGCGGCCCGCGGTGTCGGTGAGGTCGTGGGTCTTGACGATGATCCGCCGCTCGCCACGTCCCAGGAGCGTGTAGAGCGATTGAGCCTGCCGCAGCAGCGCCTCGGGGTCGAACGTCCCGTGGACCGGAACGATCATGAACTCCTCGTTTTCCTTGACCAACGTCGCCTTGGGTTTCGGATCCCTTTTGTGGTGGACGGGCCTGGCTGCCGTCGTTCCCTTGATCGTGTGCTTCTCGGTAACGTGGGTCAGCTTGGCGGGCTTCTTGGGCAGTAGGGTGGTGGCCTTCCCCTTGGTCAAGCTGGTCTGCGGCCACATGACCCGCTTGCGGATCTGATTGTTCTCGTCGTATCCCACCACGATCACGGTCGGCACCTTCTGGCGGCCGAGCTTGCGCTGGAGGGTCACGTGCTCGATGTTGTTGCCCCATGCCATCTGCGTGATCTTGTCGGCATCGAAGTGCTCCAGGTTCTTGGGCTTCGCGATCACGACGTTCCACCCGCGCACGTAGCAGATGAAGCCCATGCGCAGGACGGTCTTGTAGATGACGTCCCAGTAGGTCGTGCCCTGCTGAATCGGCACCCCGCGCCCGTGCCCGGCCGGCTGGTCCTTGCCCACCATCGGCATGTCGGCCGCGGTGAGCCCCGTGTCGAGCTTCACCGTGAGCGGATGGGAGCCCGACGCCGCCACCTCTTGGATGCAGTCGTTCACGAATACGTCGAGCCGCTTGCCCGTTGGGATGCGCCGAGCGCGCCCGTTGGGCATCGGTGGCCACTGTTTGCCCGAGAATAGCGTCGTGAGGTCCTGCCCCTGGACGGTGATCCACCGACCGCTCTCGTCGCACTCCATGGAGTCGTCATCGAACAGGCCCACAACGTCGGGCTCGATTGAGTCGCCACCATCGTCGATCGCGCCCGCCACGTCATCGACCGCGCCGGCATCGTAGAGGAAAAGCTGCACGGTCGCCGCGCGAATCAGCGCGGGGTCAAAGGGGCAATCCCGCGCATCGAAGGTAACTTCCCAGCCGTCCGGCTCGTGGTACGAGTTTCCGTGAATCTTGGCCGACTTGGGGTACACCTCGACGTGCAAGGGCTGGTCAGCGCTTCCGAGTCCATCGCCCTCGCCATAGCCGTCGAGGATGACGTCGAGGTAGGCCCGACAGCGGGGGAACCAGGTGCGGGCCACGCCGTCTCGTTCGCCGCTCACGCTTGCCCCTTCGCTTTCGCCCCGTGGCGAATGTTGAGAGCGTTCATCGTCTCGGCCAGCGTCTCGCCTGATACTTCACTCAAAACCCGCGGCTCGCCCTCGGCGTCCTTGAAGGCTTCGTCCTTGCCGTCGCAGTACCCCATCAGGAAGCCAGCCAGCTCGCCATTCGCGCGCTCGCGGTCCTCGGGGCTAAGCCGCTCAAATGCCTCGATGAAGGCCAGGACGCAGGGAAGTGGCCGGTAGCTCATGCGGCCACCGCCCCTCGCGAGGGAATCGTAAGCGTCTCGGTCCCGGTCAGGTAAGTGCTGTGAAGGTGGTTCGCATCATAGATGAGCTTCCAGGCGAAGGCGGTCCCGTAGACCTCCTGGCTCACGCTGTAGAGCGATTGGCCCTTGCGGGGCCTGTACACCTTGATCGTCGTGCCGACAGCGCGCTGCTCGCAGGCCCGCGCTCCCGCCATGGCCCCGTAGCGCAAGAGGCGGAGCTGCGCGCCCATCGACTTGGACCACGCTTCCATGTCGAGTACGTCCTTGGCCGTCCGCACGGTCAGCGACGCGTCGGCCCGCACGGTGACGAGCGCGTTCAGCACGGTCGAGCAGTTCCCTTGGATGCCGCGAAGCTGGCAGGCGATGGCCTTGAAGTCGCCGATGGGCTTCAGCACGCCCGTGCGGGTGTCGAGCAGGTTGGCCACGCCGAGGAGACCATTGCTTACGGCGCCGAGGGCGGAGCGAATCGCGCCCATCGCCTGGGCATAGATGGACTTCTCGGGCCGGCGGTAGTGCGCCTCGGCGACCGCATCGCCTTGCTGATTGAGCCCGGCCAGGATGGTGCCTGGGTCTTGAGCGGCGGGTGGCGTCGAGACCTTGATCTTCTCGTCGTCGCGCGACCGCACCGACAAGGTGAAGCTGTACCCGATGTACCAGCGGCGAACGTAGCTGAACTTCCAATCGGTGATGATGCCGAACCATCCCTGCTGGTCCACCGACACCCGCACCATGTTGCCACGCCGGCACATTTCCTCGAACGCCTGCATCTCCTGCACGGCGTAGCCGGCGAAGTTGTAGCGGTCGTCCCACAGGCCATGGAGCGCGATGGGCTCGCGGTCGGGGCCAAGCACCTGGAAACTCGGGAAGACGGCTCCGGGGTTCTTGGTGCGGACCACCACCTGCTTGCCGGCGATGTCCAGGACCTCGCGCGGGCAGGAACGGCCCCCACCCTTGGCCGGGTCGTCCGCGCGCTTGGCTGATGTCCAGACGAAGCTCGCGGTTGGGTCGCTTTCGCGTCCCAGAGGGGCAACCTCGGTGATGCGGAAGATCGTCGCCATCAGAAAGCCCCTCGCCACGCTGGCGGCGTGTAGCCTGGGGTCAGCCCGCGGCGGCTGGCGGCGGTTTGCACCAGCTCGTCGAGCCCGAAGGCGAAGCGGTCGGGATCGTCGCTCGTGACCTCGATGCGCTGGATTGTGACTTTGATGTCGCCTTTTTTCCCGGTGTCCTTGGGGGCGGCGATGTTGTACTTGTCCATCCACCCCATCCCGCCCGTGTTCAGCCCGCTGCGATCTGGAGTCCACACGGCCAGTCGGCGCGCCAGCAAATTCAGGATGTCATCGACGTAGCCGCCCGACTTGAGACCGAGTCCCTTGGCCCAGACATCGACATCCTGATTGCTCTCCCGGAAAGCGCGAGCGAAAGCCTTGCGGTCAATCCCGGAGTCCGATGCAAGACCGGCCGAGTAGAGCTGCTGACGAAGCTCGTTCTCGCCACCAAAGCCACGCTTGGCTGCTGCCAGTGTGGCTCCCATCGTGCCCGCTCCCTGCGAAGCAATTCTTCCGATGCGCTCGCTCTGTGCGTTCAAGCCTGCATTCACCAACGCGGACAACCCTACCGCGAACCCCGTCAATGCCACCGTGGCGATGCCAAGCTGCGCGCCGAACTGGCTCAGCTTCATCGGGGCCGTGATCCCCATGCCCAGGGAGTCGTAAGAAGTACGCGACTTGACAGCCAACGCGAACATGGACGCGAGGGCGCCCGAAGATCCCGCCGCCATGCCCGCGAGACCGCCGCTACCTGCAAGGCCGGACACGAAACCCCCAACCTTCAGGGTTCCGAAAATCAGCGCGATCCCCTTCCAGTGCTCCGCGATGAATACCGTGAGATCCTTGATGGCGGTGAATCCCGTTACGAGCTTGTGGCCGAGCGATTCGGCGATGCGGTCGATCGATTCGCCATTCGCGATCAGGTATTCATTCCACTTGTTCAGATCGACCTTGATGGCTTCGAAGAGAGCCTTCCCGGCGCGCATCGCTGCCAGTTGGGCGTTGTCCATGAAGGTCGAGGTAGCGCCCGCCATGCTGTGTTCTTGGGCGCTGGCCAGGTCCGCCAGCCACGCGCTCCCGAGTGCGCGCTTGAATTCAGATAGACGTTTGTCGGCGCTCAGTTGCTGGTACCGACTACGGCCCTCTTCGCCAGCGTACCCGATCGACTGAAGGATCTTCTTGGCGTAGCGGTTGCGCATGGTCAATACGCCCATCAGCGCCTCTTCCGTCTCCATGGCGGCGAAGTGGGGATCCATGCCCATGGCTTTCGACGAAATCACAAGCCCCTTGGTCATGTCGTGGAGGTCCGCGACGCTGCCCCCTGCGCCTGTCACCGCCGCCGTGAGGTTCTTGCTCATGTCCACGAAATCGGCGGTCGTTCCGATGCTGGCGCGGGCATCGAGCGTGTATTGCTTGACCAGCTTGTCGGCTTCTCCGAGGTCATCGTTGAACGTGCCGAGCCCGGACATGGCCATGAAGCCGGCCGTCGTCAGCTTGGCCTGCTCCATCTCGGAGTTGAAGTCGACGAAATGCTTCTTGAACGAGGCGAACCCGAACCCCACGCCGACGGCACCTGCGATGCCGAGGAGCGTGCGCTTGAGCCCCTCGCCCGCGTTGGCCGACTCGCGCAACTGCGAGGTCATGCGCTTGGCCTCGTTCGAGACGTTGTCCCGCATCAGGTAGCGAGTCTGTACATCGTATACGGTGGTCACGTTTCCCACGTCAGCGCCTCATCCGTTTCGGCCGCATCGGAGCGCCACCGCCGTCCCCGTCGGGGTCATCCTCTGTCGGTGGGTTGGCGTCTTCGATCATCTCACACAGCTCCAGGTGCATCGTGAAGCGCTCGACTCTCCCGAGCGCCAGGTACTGCCGGTATGTCATCCCGTCTACGTGCCACGCCAAGCGCAGCCAGTCGCGAATCAGCCTCCTTTGTGTGCGGCGATAGGCACTATCTCCTCGTTCGTCTGGCCGGGCGACTTGACCGTCATCACCTCGGCCACGCATTTTTCCAAGTCGTCGGTGTCCACCCCGTTCATGGCATCATGGAAGCGCCCCACGACCACGAGCCGCACCTTCTTGGGCCACTTGTCGAAAGCGGTGAAGGGCACGCCAACGGGCTTCTCGTCCACCTCGACGATGCTGGCGCGGATGTCCTCTTCCCGCTCGATGCGGAAGCGCCCCATCATGTCGTCGGGCTTGATCTTCTCGGAGGCGATTCGCAAATCCGCCAGGTGAGCGGCGTCGGTCTCCATGCCGCCGTCCAGCTCCGCGATCGTGATGTTCTTGAACTGCGTAACCCCCTTGGGGGCTCGGAAGGTGTTTCGTAGAGTGCTCATGCCGTTCCTCTCTGGTTGGTGCCGCGTGCCGAGCGGCGGGTTAGGTCAGAAGGGTGCGCCGCTTGGCGAACCCGGAGAACTTGTAGGTCACGTACGACTTGCCCTCGGCCGACTGCTCGTCCACCTTCATCGAGACGTCGCTGTAGACGTGCGTGATGGCGCCGGCACCGGGCTCGCGGTACTGCTTGAACACCGTCATCATGATGGTGGGCGGTGGCAGGAAGGCATCCTGGTTGGCCTGGAGGCTGGCGACGAACTGGTCAGCCTTCGAGTCGCCCTCCTGGGTCTCGCATGAGAAGTTGTAGCCGCGAAGCAGGGTGTCGCCGTCGGGCACGTCCTCACCGACGAAGTCGGTCTCCTCGTTGGTGATCTTGGGCGTGACGGTCCACCGCAGGACCTTGAGCCACGTCGGCCCCTCCTGGTCCTTGCCATCGACGGTGAAGCGGATCTGGGTTTCTTGTGCGCGAATTCGTGCGGACATTGGGGAGCCTCCTTAGCGACTGACGACCACGGTGGTGCCGGTGCCCATGTCGGTTTCCAGCACAAGGAAATTGAGGTGTGGCATGGTCCGCACCTGAACCAGCAGCTTGCCCATGTTGGCGGCCCGCTCGTCGAAGGTGTCTGTCCACTGGACATTGATGGACACGCCACGAACGGCGTCATCGGGGGCCACGCAGCGCTCTGCCTTCTGCAAGCCGAGCAGGAAGCTGTAGACCTTGGCCTGAATCTGCCGGCGGCGCGTGGCCGTGCCCTTCTTCTTGACGTCGTGGCGCAGCTCGAACGCGATCGACTTGGTCAGGAACTGCTCGGTACGGACGTCGGCGATCTCGGCACCCGTGACGGTGACGCCGCTGTGGAACTGGAAGCCGCTCGTCACCTTTTCGAGCGCCGCGATGCCGGCCGCCTTGAGCGTGATGAGCGCGCCGCGGGTCAGGCCCTCGTTGCGCACCGAGGAGACACCCGAGCACATCGGGATCGCGTCTTCCTCGCCGGGGTTGATGTCGACGTCGGTCTGGCTCAGGATGGCCGCCATGTCGAGGTGGCTTCCCCCCTCGGTGAGTGTCGAGGTGGCTTGGTCCAGTGTTGAGCTGGGGTTGTAGCACCACACGATGTTGCGCGACTTCGTGGTGAGTGCCGTCCCGAGATCCGTGACCTCGTCGGCCGCGAGATCGTTGTATGCCCCGCTGTTGCAGGTGACGATCATCTTGGTGGGCTGCGAGGCGCTCAGGTCGGACGCCTCGGCTCCCGCCGCCATGATGGCCGTGTAGGGCTGATAGGCTTCCTCGGCCGCGACGATGATGTTCGTGTCGGGGTGGTTCGCCACCAGCGGGAACGCTGTTTCGAAGTCGCTCTTCGCGATGGAAGTCGTGCCGTCGGTGCCACTGGCGAGGGCCACTGCCGTGACGTTGGTGGGCCGCCCGTTCATGAGCTTGGTGACGATCACGGGGTTGGTGATGCTGCCGCCGACGACGGTGGCCAGGTTGTCGACGCCGGTCGCGTGCACGTCCAGGTTCTCGTAGAGGTAGACCTTGCCAGCGTAGATGATCCGAAGATTGAAGTGGTTCGCATCGGCGTCGGTGGCCGTCTCGACGGCGGACGAAACGCCAATCCCGGCCGCGTTGTTGGCCCACGTGCCGACGCTGGTCGCCGCCACCTTGATGATGTGGTCGGAGCCCGTGACGTGCTCGTAGCTCGCCGCCACAGCGCCGGCCGCGGCCACCCGGCACAGCACGCAGGGGAACGAGAATCCGCGGTTGAGAAAGGCTTTCCAGATCTGCCCGACGATGGCGCCGCCGCCGCCCGCGTCGCGCCCGCCGTAGATGGCCTGGGCCTCGGCGGGGTCGCTGACCAGCCTGGGCACAAGCGGCCCGCGCACGCACTGGCCGAGGATACCGGTCACGTTCACGCTGGCACCCATGATCTGGCCGTCGGGCTTGCGCCGGTCGACCGAGACACCTTCCAGGCGCGTCCATTCGTTGGGGTTCGTGGTGTAGATCAAATCGGTGGCCATGGGTTCCTCCTCAAATGCGCGTGATCGAGCCGTCTTCGTTGATTGTCACCACCGGCAAGGCGTCGAAGCCGGCGGAAGTCCTTGGGATCGCAAAGTCTCGGGTGATGCCCAGCCGCAAGTCGTCGAGCGTGTAGACACCGCGCCTCGTGACCAGCACGGGTATCGTCCCGTCGATGTCGAGTGTTGCCCAGTGCTGCGAGCTGAATGCCTTGTCGTCTTCCCAGTCACCGTCGTTGATGGACCACGATGCCAAGATGTTGCCGAGCGCAGGGCATGCCGTGACGGTGGTGCAGAGGATGCCGGGCGCCCCCTCGCGCTGCATGAACATCTCGGTCAGCGTCTCTTGAAGCGCAAAGCGCTCGGCGATCGTGGTGGTCGCGAGCCGGAGCTGCACCGTCGTCTCCCAGCATCCCAGATTGACGACGAGACTCGTGGGATCGGGCTTGATCTCCTCGTCGTCGGCGTCGCGGGCCGCATCTTCTTGGAAAGGGACGTAGCGGTACTTGGTCCCCACGATGGCCAGCGATGGGAACGTCAGCGTCTGGTCAGGAGGCACTTGCACGATCTCGACGTGGTCCCGCAGCTCGGGCGCCGCGGCCTCGATGGTCGCGCGCAGCGACGTCAGCGCTTCCAGCCGCACCACCGCTCTCATGCGCTCCCCCTGGTACCTAATTCGCGCAAACACCGCTCGACCTCCTCGCGTGCCCCGGCCGCCAGCTCGTCGAGAGAGTTCTTGACGAAGTAGTGCGGCTTCTGGCCCTTGAGCCGAATCTTTCGGCAGATGAGGAACGTGATCGACCGGGCAAGCTGCTCGCCCTTGTCGACGCTTGTGATCTTCCGCATCCGCGTTCCCGCCATCGGCTCGGCATTGTGGACGACCGCGTAACCGTCGCGCTTCGTCCCGACCAAGCGGAGCACTCGCAGGACCCACTGGTAGATCGCCTCCTGGCCTTCCTTGCTGACGGCGTGGGGCCGCGCGCCGCTCTCCAGGATGCCGATGTAGGGACACGTGTTGAGGCAGTAGGCCACCACGTCTCCGGTCCCGGCGTGCGCGGAGTTCCGCCAGCCGGCCGCCGCCTGCCCGCGGTCTCGGGGCGTCCGGTGGACGAGCAGGGCCTGGCTGCGCCGAGCGGCGCTGCGCAGACCCTTGCGAACCGCGTCCATGCTGCGCTTCCCGTGGCGCTCGATCAGCCCCGGCATGGCGGCCATGTCGACCTGCACTGTCACGGCGTCACCTCGACCGGAGCGGCCCGGCTGATGTTCATGTCCATGAGCCACATGACCCAGCCTGGAATCAACGTCTTGCTGTCGCGGATGACCTGGGGCGGGCGGCTCTGGCGGAGTAGCCGATCCCTCTGGCTCTGCCCGTGGGCATCGACGAGGCGGTAGAAAAACTGCTGGTTCTTGGCGAGGTCGCCGCCGGTGAGCTCGTCCCACGTGTACGTCAGTGAGACCTCGGAGACGCGGATCTCTCCGTCCTCGTGGTAGCCGGCCGCCAGCAAGGCCCACTTGTACCCGTTCCACTGCTCGATGCGTGGGGGCGGGGTGAGCGTCACGGCCGTGTCCTGATAGTCCCCATCGCCTTCGAGCCCAGAGGAACCCAGCCACGTTCGCTTGATGACTTGGAAGTTGAACGAGGTCACGCCGAAATCGGCGTAAAGGTCCGTGCGAAGCTCGTCGATGTCAGGCGCGAGATCATCGATCAGGTTGTCGCCGAGGATTGCGCTACCGGCCACGGCTGCACCTCGTAATGCCTCGGACGACCGACGCCAGGACGGCACCCCAGAGAGGAATCCGAGCGCCGGCCGTCCTTGGCAAAGTCGTCATTTCCCGATCCAGTTGTCGCCGTACCCACGCGAGCCCCAGCCGCCCATGCCGGGCACCTTCGAACCGCTACCCGGCCTGAACACGTCCACATCTCGCCCGACTCCGAGCACCGAGCACAGGCTGTTGACGAGGCGCTGGCCCTGCGCCGCGAGCGCCAGAAGCTCCCCGTTCCCAGAAAGCTCGATGCTGCCCACCTTGAGCGCCTTGAGACGACGATATGCCGCGGGGATCGTGACGTCATGGAGCTGCCGCAGCTGCACCAAAAGCCCCACGGGGGTCTGCACAAGCGAATTCCCCACGATGGCCTGCATCTCGGGCTTGCCGGCAATCGCGTCGAGCGCCCATTCGAGCGCCGTGTTGACTTGCACATACCTCTGCGGCCACCCGCAGAAGAAATAGCAGTCGGCGCGTTGTGCGGCGGTGAGAGCTGGCATCGACCTACAGGCTCCCCGTTGGGTTGAGAGTGAGGAGGGGCCGCGAGCCGCCTACGGTGGCAGACGACTCGCGGTTTTGGGTGTGCCATGTGCCCGCGAGGGCCACGGCTAGATCTGCGGCTCCTTCGGGGCGCCGTAGCGCATCGTCATGGTGCCGCTGGTGTTGGTCGTGGCCACGACCGCGACGTGGGTACACCGCGGGATCGTGATGCTCGTGTCGGTCGTTCCCGACGACACGACCGCGGGGGATCCGTAGATGCCCCAAGTCGTGCCGCCGTCGAAGCTGACCTTCACCACGTAGGTCCCGACCCAGTTGGTCGAGTAGAGCCAGACGGTGGCAGGGCCGCAGCCTTGCACCGAGCAGGCGCCCGTGGTGGCCACGCCGGTCGCGATGTTCGCCCCGGCTCCGCAGGTCGTCTCGCCAACCATCTGCCGAGCACTGCGGGTGCGAGTCCCGCCGAGCCGGTAGCTGATCGTTCCGGTGCCGCCGTGGGCGGTGGTGTTGGCCCTCACCTGGAAGCAGGGCGGGAGCGGCCCGACCAGCTTCTCGGTGGTAGCCGTGCTGCCGAAGGTGTCCCAGTTGGTGCCGTCGACGGTCGTTTCCACCGTCGCGGTGGCCGTTCCGAAAGCGCCACCAATCGACACGTACACGTCGACCAAGTCGCCGATGGCAACGGCTGTTCCGACTCCGGTGGCGGTCGTGGTCTTGTCGCCAAGTGTTGCAGTTACAAGAGGCATGGTATCTCCTTCGCCGTTTGCCGGCGATTACAGGGCCACGTTGTAGAGATAGCCGCAGGAATTCGGGCTGCGCACCTGGAGCTGGATGTAGGTCACGATGGCGTAGGTGTCATAGTCACCCTTGCGACCGAGCTTGATGATCTTCCCGGTGAGGCCCGTGCCCTTGGAGAGCGTCTTGCCGTCGGGGCCGACCTGGATGTTGCCGGTCATGTAATCGCTGGACGACGGGAGCGGGATGTAGCGCATCCGCACTTCCTGATCGTTCAGGAACAGCATGGTCCCGGTCGTGGTCTCGGGGATCTTCACGTCGCGCACGATGGGGATGCCATCGAACTCGGCGATCTGAACGCCGCCGTCCAGCTTGATCGTGCGGCTGCCGAGGGTGACTTCGTTGACCCAGCGGCGCTGCGCATCGAACATCGCGCAGTACTTGTCGAAGCACTTGTTGCTGGCCGCGATGAAGGTCGGGGCTCGGCTGGCTTCGTCGGCCGCGATGATGGTCGAGATCATCTGGCGCATGACGGAGAGCGAGAGCGCGCCGCCCGAGGTCGTGGTCGCGTTGATGACGTTCCCGGCGAACTGGGTCACGGAACCCTTGTCGACGGTCGCGTAGGTGCCGGTCGCCAGGAGGGCGCCGTAGGTCGCGGTGATGAGGCCGGTCATCTGGACCGGGCTGGCAGCGGGGCTGCCGCTGAACATGTCGTAGGCGATGCCGGCGCCGAGGCGGGTCGCGCTGCGATCCAGCTCCCACATCTCGATGTTGGCCAGATCGGCGGGGTTGCCGGAGACGCGAGCCAGCGCCTGGCCGAGCCCGGTGAACCCGAACGCGTCGTGGTAGGGGCGATACGCCAGGTAGGCGGTCGCCAGCGTGTCGGTGTTGACCACGCTGATGTCGGCGCCCTCGGCGAGAGCGGCGGTGGCGTGCGCGTCTGCGTCGCCGTAGGCAACTGCCCACTCGACGTTTTTGCCGTCGGCGGGAACCTTCGGGATGAATTGCAGCGTCGGACACGCGCGGTTGATGAGGCCCGCAACCTTGTTTTCGTACACGGTTGCGAGAACTGTGGTGAGCGTTGCAGCAGTCTGCGGACCGGCCATGGTGGACTCCTTGTTGAAAATCCAAGAACACGCGCCGAATGTGCCGCGCCCGCATTCTGGGTTGTTGAGGGTGCCCACCACCCTGCCCGGCTTGAGGTCCGGCCCCTTGCGATCCTACGCTGTCGCCTGCGTTCCAGGTTTGGCAGCCCGCCTGCCGTGAGTCCTTTTCAGCTCACATATAGCAAGGTAGCACACGTCGCGGGCGGGATGTAAAGAAAAATCGTCATCTCGCCCGCGGGTAGGTCATTCATTATTTGCTGCTTCCACGATTGCGGCCATTTCGGCGCCCGAGAGGAAGGGCACGTGCTGCCCGCCCTGGCCAGGCTTGCCACCGCGGCCGGTGCCCGAACCGCCGACCTCCTTGGGCATCAGGAATTCCTTGCCCACGTCGCTCTTCGACCATGCCGTGAGTGCCTCTTCGAGCGGGACCAGCTCGGTCCCGCCGATGTCACTCTTGACCTCGGCGACGATTGCGCCATTCGCATCGCGCTTGACCAGGCCGCGCGCCTTGATGTGGTCGAGCGCCGGCTGTAGCAGGCTCGCCTTGAAGCCGGGGATCTTCATCAGAGCCGCGCTGGTGGCCTCCGTCTCCTGCATGGCTGCGGTCTGCGCCTTCTCGGCCTTGCGCTCCTCGTCCTGCTTCTTGAGCTTCGTCGACAGGGCTTCGTTGGCCGCCTTGAGCTCTGCCAGTGCCTTCGTGGTCTCGTCGTCGGCCGGCTTGGCCGTTCCCGTGGCGGGCAGCTTCTTGGCCAGCTCCGCCGTGGCCGCGTCGACCTGTTCCTTGACCTTGGCGGCCAGCCCGTCGGCGTCCGGCAGTCCGTCGAGCCGCTCCTTGAACGGCTTCAGCGTGCTGGCGATGGCGCTGTTGATGATCTTGGTCGTCTTCTTGTCTGCCTCTGCCTGGGCCGCCACGATGGCGGCGGTCGTGAGTTCGGTGATTTTTGCGATGTCTTGTTCGTCAAGTGCCATGGTGTCTCCTCTTTCAGAATTTCGGAGTGATATACTTCGAGCCGCAGCCAGTGCAGCGGCGGATGGTCTGCGTGCCTTGCGCCTGCGTCTCCCATTGGTCAGCGCGCCCGCACTTCCAGCATGCGCCGGGTGAGTGCTCGGGCCTGCTCTGGAGTGCCTCCACGGCTGTGGCGACCACGGTCGAGGCCAGCGCCGCCGCGATGATGGCCGCCAGCGCATCCTTGCCGGCGCCGTCCTTGAACACGTCGGCGTGGCACTTGGCTGCGCGGGCCAGCTCGGCGAGATGCTTCCCCGTCGGGGTGAATGGCTGCGCCTCCACGGCTACCGGCTCCACGTGTGGGAATTGTCCTTCGCGCTGTGGTGGCCAGCGTGCCCGAACGGCAGGCCGCAGACGCCGCGGTTGGACGTGGCTTGGCAGCCGGCTGCTTCGGGAACGTGCTTGGGAGCAGGCGCTTTCACGACCGCGGCTGGCTCGGGGGAGTGGTCAACGGGCTCCGCGAAGCTGCGATGCGATGGGGGTGCCTGGTGCTTCTTGTCCGATGCTGTTTCTTTCTTGGTCATGAGACGATCCTTGGTTTGGGTTCTGCGTTCTCGACGGCGGGAAACACGTTCACGAGTCGCAAGGTAGGAGCGCCGACGCTGTGGACCTCGCCCGCAAGCTCGGCGGCGACCTCGGTCCTGAACTCTACCCGGTCCACCGGCTCGACGAATTCGATCACGAAGCGGCTGGGGAAGGTGTGCTTCTCCCGGTCCCACGTGTCGCCCACCTCGATGTAGCACTCGCGGATCTTCGGGTCGTTCGTCTGGATTGGGATGTGGGTCAGCATGTCAAGCGGCCCTCCTTTCTCTTTCCGCCGCGCGGGCCAGCGTCTCGGTGCTCGATGGGGTTGCGAAGGTGGGCCAGCCCTTACGCCACGCGCAGCGAACACACCTACAGTCGACGTGGGCTACCGTGTGTCCGACCTTCGCGTAGTGCTGCCGCATGCCGCGCTTCTTGCTGAACGTCACCCACCTAGCCTCGTAGTATTCGTCGAGCGCGACCACCTGACCGTCGAGGCTCGCGCACATGGGGCACAGCCGGCCGTCGTGGGCGGCGTCCCATCGCTCCATCAGCTTGGGGTCGTCTGCGCTGGCCTCGACGAGCGCGCGGTGCTGGTATTCCGCAGCGGCGTTCATGGTGTTTCCAGTGTATGCTCCGTGGATGGTGAAGTAACCGGCGTCCGTCGAAAGGTTGAACACATGCCCGCTAAATTCCCTGACAGTCACAGAGAGCACGCGATCGAACTCTACCGATCTGGGGAGACCATCAAAGGTGTTGCCAGTGCACTCCATACCAGCGTTCCTTGGGCATGGCGCCAAATCCATCGATCCGGGATCTCTAGGACCAACTCCGAGGCCAGGCGCATCTTTCGAGCACGCGGAGGAAAGCCCGGAAACTACCGTTTCGATATCAATGATGGGGAAATTTCCCGACGGTACCTCGGAGGAGAAAATACCAGCCAACTTGGTCGAAGTCTTGAACTGAACCCCTCGGTGATTCGTGAGCACCTGATAGCCTCCGGTGTGCACCTGCGAAGCTGGGCAGATGCACACCCCGCCACGCTGATCAAGCAGTCGCATGCACGTGGGGCAGAAACGCGAACTCGCAAGCGCGGCTGGGGTGAGGACACGCTCTACCAGTGGCCTGTAGAGCGCGGAGAAATCCCCGATCTGCAATGCCCCGTTGGTACACGCAATATCGACATGGCCATCAATTCCGTCGCCGTGGAAGTCTGGCTTTCCAGTGCGTCGCCGTTCGAGGACACCTACTGCCGAGAGAGAATCAAATATCTCGCCAATCTTGGCTGGACGTCCTTCTACGTTTGGATCGCCAGAAGAACCCGAGTGCTTCTCCCGTGCGTCGCAGATCAGGTAATCGTTTTCTGTCAAGAGGTTCGCGCCCGTCCATCCCGACCTCGCCAGCATCGGGTGATTCGGGGTTGTGGTGAACTTGCGGCCCTTGCTGGTGATGATCTCAATTACGGGGCCATTGTACGCCCGTCTGTGGACTGCCGTTACCATCGCGGAATCAACAAGGGTGTCGCCGACTAAACACTCGGTGCGCGCCAGACTCTCGGCGTCCCACCGTTCCCCGTGGAACACGTGCGGCAGCTTCGCCTGTAGGCGCCTCGTCAGTTCGTCGATGGTCTCGCCGCGGGACCGGCTGACCGCGAGCTGGAATCGCGCCTTCTCGCCGATGCTGCCCGCGTATCTCTGCGCGCTCGACTCGAATCGGGGCCACAGGATGCGGCGGCCCTCGGCGAGAATGTCCGCCTCCTCGAAGGCGAGGGGTGCCACCGTGCCCTCGAAGATGGTCCCAAGCTGCATCCACTCGCGCTGAACGTTGTGCAGGGACAACGGCCCGATGTGCTTCTTTGCGGCGTCTTTCAAGCTGTGCTCGACGGCCGCCTTGATCTCGGCCTCGTGGACGGCGCGGTTCAGGACTGCGAGCGCGTTTTTGTATCTCGCCGCCGTGAACGTCTCGCCCGAGTGGCTGGCCAGCCATTGGCGCAAGTCCTTCTCGACTTCCTTCTGCGCCGACGCGAGCACGGGAAGAATGCGCAGGAGCGCGGGTCGCTCCAGGTTCTGCATGCTCTGGACGGTGGTGTCGAGGACACGGCGAACCTGTGCGCGCACCGATGCCATGGCTAGCCGTGGGCCTCCGTCGCGTGCTCAGCGCAGAGCCCGATGATGTTCCCTGACCACATCTTGACCGCCACAATCGGGCGCGCGTTGCAGAAGCGCGGTCGGGGACGAGCGTCGGCGATGTACTGCCCGCAAGACAGCTCGATGTCGGCGGACTCCTCGGGAGTCGCTGGCCGGTATGTGACGCTGGGATCTTTCAGCTTGCGCCCAATCTGCTCGACCAGCTTCGCCTCTTCTGGGCTGGGCTCGATATTGGGGATCCTCGTGTTCATGGGGGTGCCAACCTCCGGCCCATATCCCACGCCTGCGCGCCCTCGTTGGGTAGCTTTTCTCCGGGCTTCGGCGGGGCTGGCTCTTCCTCCTCGCCCGGCTCCTTCGCCCCCAGGTCCACCTTGGGCAGCACTGGCTCCATGCTTTCGGCGGTGACGTTCTCCTCCAGCTCGTCGTCGATCTCCTGCATCAGCTCCTCGGTCGCCTTCTCTCCCAGCCACGCGACCGCCACGTCGTGCTGCACCTGGCGCTGGAATGTGGGCGACTTGACCGGCACCGTTTCGAGCTCCACGGCACGCGCGATGATGGTGTCGCCGCTGTCGGTGGCGAACTCGGACGCGCCCTCGGCGGTCCAGTTGTCGATGTAGGTAACATCGTTGCGCCCCCGGCTCACCATCTCGAAGACGTCGGTGATGTGCTCGCGTAGGTACTGGCCGAGCGCAGTCAGCACCACGTCGGTCGAGGCGCGGTCTTCCTGTTTCGAGGCGGCCGAGCGGCCCAGCGCGGTCTTGTTCTGCTCGACGCTCATCGCCATCATGTGCATGACCTGATGCATGTTGTCGCGCAGCTCACCCAGCGACTTGCGGGCCTCGGCGAACGGCTCGGAGCTTGGCCCGATGAATTCCGCCTTGTCCTGGGCGCCGCGCATTTGCACGTACCCCTGCCCGCGCTTTTGATTGGTGGACCTATTGGCGTCCGTCTGCGCTTCGCTGATGGGCGCGCTGTTGGTCGGCTCCTCCGGTCCCTTGAACTCGTACAGCTCCTGGAAGAGGCTCTGGAATTCGGCCCACGCGAGCGCGCTGCGCTTGTTGAAGTGCTCGCGGGCTGGACTCTCCAGGGTGTCCATCGCCCAAAGTCCCTTTGGCAGCGTCGTGCGAATGAGCGGCACGAGCCCGAAGGTGTGGATGCCTTGTTCGACGAGACTCACCGGCTTGTCGGGCTCGGGCTGCTCGCCCTCTTTGCGCACCATCCGGTACTTCGCCCACCCGCTGGCCGTCCAGATGGTCCACGTCTCGAACGTGCTTTCCCGGTCCACGTCGAAGCTGTCCCGCGGGCAGGTGCAGTCCTCGATGATGGCCCATTCGAGCGCGCCGCTCATCGTTTCCTTCCAGTCGATCACGCTTTCGGCCGGTACCGGCACCACGTAGGCGTCGAGGTTCCCGGCGCGCGTCTGGTCCGCAAGGCTGCCGAACTCGCCGGGCTTGGGCAAGTCGACCCGCGCCCACGCGGTCTGCGTGATGAGCATCTCGGTCACCTGCGCTCGTGCGAACGTGTGCAGGCTGCACTTGCTCCCGCCGGGGGGCGAGACGTCGGCCACGAAAGTGGTGTACCAGTCGTCGAGCTTGTCCGACTCGCCCGCCTTCATCCGCACTGGGTCGCCCGCTAGGCTCGACGTGATGAAGTCGACGATCTCCGAGGCGTGCGCGATGTACACGGCCCGATTGCACCGCTCCTCGTACACCTTCTCGGCCTCCTGACGATGCCGAGGGAAAAGCGACTCCAGGACCGCGGGGTTGTGCAGGACTGAATACCCGCCCTCATAGAGCGCTCGCAATCTTGCCAGGTAGGGGATGTCGAGCGACGGGTGGCGGGTCTCGAGAATCTTGCGCTTGATGGCGGAGGGGAACGTGGTGGGGGGCATGGGGACTCCTTACACGAAGCGGGAGGGATCGAGCACGGCTTGGCGGCGAACGGGCGGTGGGACGGCAAGCACCATCATGCCGGTCATCGCGTGCACCATGGCGTCGATGCGGTCGGGAGAATCGTCGCTCGACTTTGGATCCCACGTGCACATCTCGTCTTCGAGCTTGGCGAACATGCCGACGTGATGAACCTTGCCTTGCTCGTAGAGGGAAACGACGGGCTCGGCCCGCAGGCGCTTGCCGTCCTTGGCGTGGACTCCGAGGTATTTGAGAAACTTTGCCTCGGGATGCGTGCGAAGCAGTGATTCGATCCAATCGCCGCCCTGGTTGGTCTCGCCGATGACCTGATTCGCCATTCGCCGTCGATAGACATCCAACACCTTCGCGCAAGTCTCCGCTGGACTGTAGATGTCGGTCGCGTCCTCGAATACGAACCCGTGCAAGTCGGGCTGACCATTGCAGGAGCACATGCCGATGCCGGCGCAGATGATGCCAGCCTCGTCGCTTTTCTTGGTCGAGGTTGTAGCGGGGTCGAGTCCGACCACGACGCGGCGAAGTTGAATCTTGAGCGCGGCGAACTCGGTAAAGCTGAGCCGCTTGGCGTCGATGAGCTTGCGTTTCCACAGCGCGCCTGGGTTGTCGTCCAGGATGATGGCGCTGATTTCTTGTAAGCCGAGGCGTGTGCCTTCGTATTTGGCCTTGATGCGCTCGATGAATTTGCCGGCGATGTTGTCGGCGTTCTCGTAGGTCGTCCCAGTGACAGTGACGGTGCCTGGCTCCGCTTCGAGGTCTCGTAGAATCTTGAGACCACGAGGCGTGCTGGTAATGAGCGCCTGGGGGTTCGAGCCCTGCCGCAGACCAAATTGCAGCATATCCCATGCGCTCTCGGGCTCCTGCCAGGCTGCCAGCTCATCGCACCACGCGAATTCATGCTGAGGCCCACGCAGGCGGTCCGGCTCCTCGGCGGAGAACAGGGAGCACTGTGCGCCGTTAGGCCATGTAACCCGCCGCTTGCTGGGCTCGTACTCAGGGCGGTTCCACCGTGGGCACACCGCGAGGATGCCGCTCGGTCCTTCCACCATGACGTCACGAGCATCGGCCGCCGTGGGGGCGACAAGCGCGCCACGCATGCAGCCTTCGCGCTCGATCTTCCATCGCACCCACTCGGCCCCCGTCCTGGTCTTGCCGAACCCGCGCCCGGCGCGAAGGTGCCACGTGCTCCAGGTGCCGGGTGGCGGGAGCTGCTTCTTCCGGGCGACGAATTCCCAGTCGTAGGACAGGTGCAGTCGCTCCTCGGGGTCGTGCGATTCCCACCATGCGAGAAATACGGCGCGGTCACCGCAGGCATCGATCGCGCGCTGGAGGTCGGAGCGGTCATCACTTGGGAGCGCCGTCATCGGCTGGCGCCTCCGCTTGCTCCTCGTCTTCCTCGGCGGTAAGGGCGGCCAGTTCTGCGCGTAGCTTCGACGAGACGCTGTCAGCTCCGTAGGGGCTCATGCTGCGGTCGCTGCTCTTGTGGTCGATGGATTGCGGCGGCTTGCCCTGGTCCTGCTCAATGCCCATCTGGAGCGCCCCGAGCTTGCCCTTCTTGAGCGCCTTGTAGAGCACGCCGTGCATGACGTCGCGTCGGCTCTCAAAGTCTGGCTCGTCGGGATCTGGCTTGTCGAGATACCTGCGCCACGCCTCGGCGCCTTCGCGGCCGTTGATGCCGAGCTTGTTCCTCACCTCGCCGGGAGCGACGGGGCGTAGATTTGCCCAGCCCTTGGCCATGCGCTCGCGGGCCGTTGGCGTCTTGTCCTCGGCTTTGCCTGGCAATGGCTCGTCTGCCACAACACCATATGTGGCGCTACTTGTATCGTCTTGTCAAGCCCCGCGCTCGATTCTGCCATCGCGTCACCGGAACGCCGACTCGCTCATTACGTGGGCGCCATCGACTTGGTCTGCTCCCTAAGACAGCCCCGAGCCCGTGCGGCGGCGAGCACCCCCGCCGGAGGCGTCCGGGGTTCGTGCGGGCCGTCTCGTGTCTCGGCCTAGCCTCGCGGTCTGCGTTCTAGACCACCTAGGCCGTGCTGGACCTAGGGTCCATCCCGGAATAGCCGCGTAGGGTGCGCACCCTTTGAAAGCCAGGTCAAGACAAATCGACATCGCCGACGGTACGCCCGTGGTGGGCCATTGTAAGGCAGCCCACATTGACACGAGTTGTTGGCGCGACGGCGGTATCTGCGCTTACCGACGCCAGCGCGTCAACACGGCTCGGCAAGAAAGTGCGCCAGCGTTATTCCATGCATTTCGCGCTGTTGCGCAGAATTGACACGTGACCTAGTGTGCCCGCCCTTTTGGTCATGTGACGTAAATTGTCACTTAAGGTGACGTTTTTTGTCAGGTAACGGCGCAGCAATGCCTAGTTCCCACGTAAATTGGCCGCGTTCTGCCGGTCC